GAGTTGGCAAGGATATAGCGGCCCAGTGTGTCTTTGCTGAGTTCAATTTTCGCCCAGTCAGTGAAGTGAAGGACGTGGCCGGACGCCGGGAAGCGTGCCAGTTGCGCCTGCAACATCGCCAGGCGCAGATCATCAATACCGTTTTGCTGCTCAACTGAAAATGCAGCAGCATACGCAGACGCCTGCGGCACAATGCCATCCAGATGCGCGCCAGTACCGTCACCGAAGAGGATTTCCTGTTCTTCAACGTATTTCAGACCATAGCGAAGCTCGGCATCAATCGTTGACTGAAGCTGCGGCATATCGTCAAGGATCTGCTTAGCCGCTTTGAACAGGTGCGCGATAGTGCGAACCGGCGTAATTTTTTCTGCGAAAGCGATATCGCTGTAAGGTTTGGTGGTATTTTCCGGCACAACCTTAGCGTTATTGGTAAAGCCGGTCTGCTGTACCCAGTAAATGGTATTAGACTCGGTACGACCCGGAGCGATCAGGTCGCGAATAAAAAGGCGCTGTTTCGGCTGTGCATCAATGCCAGGCAGACGATCCGGCGCAACAATCTGACCCGGAATGTTTACTGACAGAAGAGCAGCATTAACAGGAATGCTCAGGCGCTTGTTGCCTTCGACACTGGCCGTGAACGCTTTCAGTGCTTCAGAAGACACAACCTGATGGCCTACGGTCTCAATGACTTTAGCCGCATTGTGTACGGGCATTTGCGCAACATGCTGTTCAAGTTCACCCAGTGATGCTTTCAGCGTTTTATTCGCTTCGTTGAGGGCGTTAAATTCAGTGGCAATTTTGTCCACCGCTTCCTTGGTTTGCGCAGAGAGCTGGCCGGAGTTTTTCGCTTCCCTGAGCGCATCTTCAGCTTTTTGACTGAATGTGCCAGATACCTCTTCCAGCTTCGCAGATACTTTTTTCAGGAGTTCATTTACTTCTGACATAGTGGTTCCTTATTTGCCGAACGCGGCAAGCGCGTTTTGAAGTTGTGCAATATTTTCTGGATGGATTTCATCGGTAGCGCCCGGCGTACCAGCAGGATCGGCAGCAGCGCCTGGCTTGCTGCCGGTTAAAGCTTTAAGAAGTTTTCGCCGCTCTGACCGTGGCGTATCGGTTTTCGCGAGCAGCGCATCAAGTTTGCGCAGCGCTGCCGCCGGGCTGTCATTGTCATCAGCGATTTCATCAGCAGACAGCAGGCGATCGGCAAACCCTTTCTCGACCGCATCGCTGCCGCCGATGTAGGTTTCTGCATTCATCATCGCTTCAATCGCTTCCGCGCTCAGGCCGGTTCGCGCACCGTAGATATCGTTCATGGCTTTATCAAACGGCTCCATATCAGCAGCCACCTGAGCCAGATCGTGACGGTTGCCCATCGCATAAACCCAGCAGTTGTGAATCATCAGAAACGCACCGCGCCCGATCTGAACCTCATCGCCCGCCATTGCGATAATGGAGGCTGCTGACGCCGCCAGACCCAGAACCTTCACGGTCACTTTGCCTTCGTACTCACGCAGCAGGTTATA